ACTAGCCACAGAAGGCCAGCAACACGTTTTCAACCGTGCCCGCAGCTCCGCCGCCACCACCTGGCGAGACCAACTACTAACCATAGCCGCCCGCGCCGGCCAACAGCCCTGGCCAAAGCTCTGGCAAAACCTCCGTGCCTCATGCCGCACCGATCTTGAATCCCTGGTGCCTGATTTCGTCGCCAACGCCTGGTTGGGCCACAGCTCCCGCACCGCCGCCCGCCACTATCACCGCATCACCCCGGCCCACTTCGCCGCTTGTGGTGTAATTTCTTCCGAGTGTGGTGTAGCCCGTGGTGTAACTTCCCCGATAGCCACCGATAGCACCCGATAGTCCGCCAATAAAAAAACGCTGGAAACTACATAATTCCCAGCGTTCTACTCGCATTAGCAATACCCCCGCAAGGGGTCAAAGGTAAACCGCAAATTTACCGCTTTTAGGCTACCTTGGGTAGCTCCGTGGTGTAGCCCGTGGTGTAAAGTAAAGCGGGTAAACTGCGTAAGATGCTAAACCTGGGGCGGGAAAGCAAGTTTGTGGTATTACGTGATACCTTCGAGGGAAGTGTTCCCCGGTGTCACCAGGAAGGACCCAGGCTATCAACCTGCGGGCACTGCTCTGGCGGGTCTTGCTCACCAGCCCACACTAGCCGCACTCGGCAAGGTCTTGGCATTAGCCTGCAGCCGTTGGGCTCGAAGTGTACGCACTTGCTGCATAGCCTGGCTGCTGATCGGTACTCCGGGCTGGCAACATCCACGGTTTGCAATACTCGACCACAGCGACAAACAAAACGTGGCGTTGTTATGCTCAGCTCCGTTTGTTTGCTACATCGGTCGCAAGTGTGTAGTAGTGTCTGCATTAGTCGTCGGTCACTTCAAACTCATACACAAACTCGATAGGGCAGCCTTCATGGTCACCGCTGGCCACTTCGCCGGTAATCGAAACGTCGTAGGTTCCTGGTGTGTTAGTACCATTCCACTGAATGACAACAGAATCTGGAAACGCCTCATCTGTACCAATCAGTACGCTAGCGTTAGTCGGCACACCTGAAACGCTAATGTCGGACACGTTGTCAAAGTCTATCACATGCGAAATACCGCCCGACTGGCTCCAATTGTATGGCTGGCCCGGCATCAGTATCGGGTTCCAATCAAACTCCGCCGCAAGTTCCTCGTAGTCGGTTGGGTCTGGGCATTCGTTAGAGCCTTGAATCGTGATTGTGATCGTGGTCAAGTCGTATTGCTCGTCAGCGTCTTTCGCTCGCAATATGTAGAATAAATTCAAATCTTCCGTGGCCTCTAAGTAGTCGAACGCTTCGCTACCAGAATCAAATGTCCATTCTAAATTTGATTCGTCCGTTGGATTGGCCGCTAGAGTGTCTGGGGCTGCTGGTGTAACTGTCAACATGGCCAGCAGTTCTTCGTTAGTCGATACGAGTCCCGCCGTGTCTCCGGCTGCCTGCACTGACAAAACTTCTACCGTAACCGTATCGGCTGTGTCTGGATCTCGCACGGTCACAGTGCCGCTAGCCGTCAGCGTGGAGTCAGTTTCCTCTATCGTCGCCGCTACTGTGTCTGATCCAATCAAACTGAAAAGCGGTCTACGATTGCAGGCCACGGCAAAAACAGAATTGTGGCTTAATTGAATCACTCTACCGCCCTGGCTAAAAACGTTGGTTGGATGAACCATCGGTGGATAGCCAATACCTACACCCAGCGGCGATCCTGGCGGGTAATATCTCGGGATAGCTTGTACAAAAGAGTTCCACGCACTGAAGTAGGGCCTGGCTAGCCACTCACCTGGCCAAGTCGGATCGGGCTTCAGCGCACGGCAGCAGTGGATTCTAGATGGAAACTCCCCAGAACCGATGACAGATGTAGTTTTCACCCCTCGCAAACCTGGCACTAACCCAGTGCGATCCGCGCCCTGGTCGAAATTGTCACCAGTGGTATATGTTTCGTCCACCAGCTCGGGTGTGCCACCAAAACCTAGACCTGTCCAACCTTGGATGTAATGCTCAAGCACACTAAAGCGGTAGTTCAAATAGATTGCAATGTACAACCAATTCGGTTTGTCTACCGTATGCGCTACCCCCAACGACAACTCAAACCCATAGTACCTGACTTTTGTCCGTATGTAGTTAGCAAAGTATTCTGGCGGTGACTCCCCTTCTTCAATCACATGAACCAAATCGATATCTAGGTCTAGCGTACTTTCAGCATAGAACGCCCCGCCTTCACTGGCCGCCGCCCCACCAAGAAACCCAACGGGTGGCGAATCCAATAGCTCTGGCGCTAGCACACCAAAATCAAAAACTGTTCCCTGAAGATAATTGACCACATCGGGCGGCCCCTCCCAATCGCAGCTCAGCGCGTACCAAGAGCGAGTCCAATCACACGCGCAGTTATTGCACCCAGGATTGAGAAAGCCTAGTCCCATTAGCCGCAGTCCTCAACGTCAGCCACCCAGATGCCATCTATTAGCTTGGCCTGTATTGGCAACCCGCTGGCCCCGATTTCTCTGGTAACTGTGTTAAAGACATAGGCCCCATCTCCCCCAGTGCCTTTGATCCATTTAGTACCGTCCCAATTGCCAAAGTAACAGAACCTGGACGCTGGCGTTAGGTTGGCCCCAGATAGCACGGCAGCCGGTATCGCTTCGGTGGGAAAAAAAACTCTAGCAGTGGCACCACCGCCACCGCCTGCACCCAGCGCGGCTAGCACAAATCCGCCTTCCTCGGGTCGGGGCATCAGTAGAGTGATTGGGCCGCTGCCTGGATCGCATACGCCGTCGGTGCCTGGGGTGGCTTGTCGGTCTGTGTCGGTGCCTTCGTCTGAAACTTCTAGCAGCGTTGGGCCGCTGACTATCGCCCAGCCGATTTCGTCGTCAACTAGTGGCTGCTGAATAACTGCAATTGGGCCTGATTCCCACTCCACCAGCTCCAACACCACATCGGGCACGCGATTAGAATCTTCCAACTCGGCAACTAGTGATTCCCCGAGTCCAAAAGCTCGGTATCGCTGCACCGCTTCCCCGGTAATGTTTTTGACACGAATAAGCGTATTGCCTGCGGGTCGCTCGGTCACTTGTGAAAAACTCGGTACGCCACGCATGGCCGCGCCGGCTGCCAACATCGCGTTTAGCTCGTCCGCCTTGGGCTGCCAACGCTGGCCTGGTTTCACTCGGTTAAACATTAAGTACCGATCCCTAACGAAGCAAAATTGCCACTAGCAAACACGCGGTGAATCCTGTAGCCAATCAACTTGCGCTTTAGCTTGTCGCTGGCGATTTCATCCTTATGGAACCACTCGATATAATCCCAGCCCGCTTTGTTAATCCCGGTCAAATCGCCCACGCTGAAACTGACCAATGGCGGGGAATACTGGAAATGGTAGCGTATTGGCGTAACGCCATTGGCAACCGTGGTAAGCGTCGCGCCGGCAAACATCACCGAACCCGCTGCTCGACTACGAAACGCGCCACCAAAATTGACTGTACCGGCCAACGCTTCAAGGGTCATCCGGTAAGAATTAGTCAGCAAATTTGTAGGCCAATACCACACCTCGGAAAACGTAGATTGTGCTTGCGGAATTTCTATACCTTCAATCGTGCCGTCTGCCTGTACTCCCAGTAGGGTACCGTTGGTGGGTATCGTTTCATCATCAGCTTCCCCAGAACTTATAACCTGTCGGCTATTAGTAATACGGGCTGTAGCTAGCGAGATTTCTAGCGAAAACTCTGGAGGTGTTAGCTCCGGGTCGGGTGGCTCTTCGGGGTCGGTCACGCTGCCAGACGCCAACTCATAGCGGGCCGTTGCGTCGATCTGATCGGGGGCAATCGGATCAAAATCGATTGCCTTTAAAACGTATGCCCCAACGGTTAGCGGTGCCGCTGCTGAAACCGCGTCGGTAATGTCAGCTACGTCATCGCTGCCCGGCGTGTATTTAACCCAATAGGGAATGGACAAAGTCCCGTTGTTGCCGATTGTCCAGCGCGGGCCTGGCTGCTTTTCGCGTACTATCACAGCCATAGAATTATCCTACCAGTATTCCGCCGCCGCCTGCCTGCATTGTGTCCAGCATTCTCGCTGTGTTGCGGGCCGTTAGTTCCGTTGCTTTCGCCGTGCGATCCTGGGCCTTTTGCGCCAACTGCTGACCGGCTAAACTAGAATTGAATTGCCCTAAAAGGTTATCTGCCGCTTTTTTCGCCTCTTGTGCTGCTGGTGGGGCCTTGGCCTGTTCTAGCGTTGGGCCTTGATTCTTGTAGTTCGCTATCCAAGCCTCCTCGGCCACTTGTGCAGCTTGCCGCAGCGAGTCGGCAAATTGCTGTTGTGCTGCAAACAAATTTTGCTCTGCCGCCTGCACTTCCGCGTTATCTGATTGCCGTCTAGCCGCTGAATCTTCCGCTACGCCCTCGGCCCTGGCCTGTCGTCGCAAATCAAAATCTTGAAATCCACCAGTAAGCCAAGACATACCGGGCAAACTAGTCAGCCCCTCTAGGAAGTAATCCCAAGCATCACCGATAGCAGCAATACCTAAATCAAATTGATCGACGATTGCGTTTACTATATCCACCCAAACCCGCTTAAACGTGGCCACAGCTTGCGCCCAAGCTAGATTCAAACCAGCAAAAGCCACATTAGCCGCCGCTTGCATGTCACCAGCCCCGATCGCAGCAACAAACCCACTCCACCCCTGTTGCATGTATCTAGTTAAGCTCTGCCAGTTTTCGGCAATAGAGGTAAACCGGCCCTCCATCACCGTAGCCACTTGGTCGCCGTCAGCGATCAACCCGCCAAACACCTGCCGCAATGCAAATAGTGCAGTTGTACCCGCAGCCGCTACCACTGCCACCGTGCCTAGCTTAGCAACAATAGCCCCCATAATACCGGCCAGCGATCCAAGGCCAATTGCTGCGATACCTAACGTCGATAGCGCCGCACCCAGCGCACCAACGGCCACGGCAGCACCGGCAACCAGCGGGGCAAACTGTGCCCAGGGGCCAAGTATCCCCGATCCCCACTGCACCAACTGCCCAACACGCTGCACTACCTGCGTCACCACTGGCAGCAACTGCTGGCCGATCGGCAACACGGCCAGCGCTATATTGTCCTTTAGCGTTGACCACTGGCCTAGCAAAGTTTGTGACTGCTTAGCCATGCCACCTGCAAACTGGCCACCGGCCCCGGTCATCGCTTGAAAAGCGGCCAGCAACTGCGGGAAGCCGATCTTACCATCTTCGACCAACTTTCTAACACCAGAATCAGCCACCCCAAACTGCTTGGCTAGTGCCTGGATAATTGGAATACCCCGGCCCGTTAGCTGGTTTATATCTTCGGCAAACAACCGGCCCTGAACGCGGGCCTTACCGTAGATTTCGGCAATGTCACCCAGGGGCACACCTACAGCGCTGCCAATGTCTCCAAGCATTCGCAGCTCATCCGTCACGCCATCGGCACTGCTACCGAAAGCCAGCAACTTTTTAGCCGCGTCTGCGATTTCGGGAAACTCAAATGGTGTTTCAGCTCCGAACGCCTGCAACTTGGCCAGCATGGCCTGCGTAGCTTCGGCACTGCCCAGCATGGTTTCAAACGCTGCAGACGTTGTTTCTAGCCTGGCCGCTAACTGCAATGGCCAAGCCAGCGCGCCCAGCACACCAGCGGACACGCCGCCCAGGCCCGCACCAACAGCCGTTAGGCTTGCACCGAACGAATGTAACCGGCCTTTGACTCTGGCCAGCGCTGCTTCCAACGGGGCACTATTGGCCCCGATTTCTACAAACGCTCGGCCAGCGCGTATCCCCTGCGCTAAACCCATGGATAAATTTCCCCGATGCTAAATCAGTCGGTGCCCAGTAATACCTGTACTTCAGTCGCACCATTACCAGCCGCCGCCGCTGCGTGGCCAATAATCTTGTGACTGCTGGCTGTAGTAGTGCAGCGACTATTGCCAGCATCCCAGTACAAAATCGCACCCAGCGCCGGCGTGTCCGTGCTTAACTTAGGCAACTGCCAAACGCCTCGCGTCTGTAAAACCCCTAGCGCGTTGGCCGCAATGTCCTTGGGTGCGACGAAAACGCGATCCCCAACAACTACCACCTGGCCAGCCGTTACCGCGCTGCCTGGCGTGTAGTCTAAAAATTCTCCGTCTTGTTGATACTGTGTTGCCATTTCCTAATTTCTCCCTAAAAAATTTTGCGTGGGTTACACTGCCACGCTGTTGGTGTCGTTGGTTGGACTAGAAGCATAGTTAGCCGTCCAGGCTGCCCGCACATCGGCCAGCGAATTAACGTTGGAACTAAACATAGCCCCCCAAGTCGCTGGGCTGTCAAGGTCGTAGTTGTTTGTATCAATCACGTTACCCGTGCCGTGCGCCGACAAGAAACTATATAGCACACCGGCAGAAACAATAAAATCATTCTCGGTAATCGTGCAGCCGGTAGCGTTATCAAAACGCAGCGCCACCGCTCCGCTAACTGGGCTGCGTACCGTGTTGGCGGTAAACGTGTGGCCCGATCCGTCTTTGAACAAAACGCCGCTATTGCCGCCACCTGTCAAATCATTTCCGGTAACTGTGTGGCCTGTGCCCTTTATTACTGCACCATAGGACCCGCCCGCGTTAGCAAAAGTGACGTTATCCGTTACCGTGGCATTGCTGCTGCCGGTAGATAGTAGGATCGCATGGCCGCTGGTGCCGTTGTTGGTAATCACGTTACGCCGCATCGTGTAGCCGTCGCCCGCTGACGTTCCACCATCGTCGGGCACTGCCAAACCAACTTGGCCCAACGCTGTAATCGTATTGTCGTCAAATGTTGAATCGCTAGAGAAGTAACCGATAACAGACACGCCCTTAACACCGCTGCCCGCGTCAACAGTGTTGCGGTTGAAATTGATCGTTGATCGGTTTCCAGTCGCCCCGCCTGTGTGGGCCATGTTGCGGCAAGTGTTGCCATACATTTGAAAACTTGTAGAGGTGCTAGCGTGGCCAGTCAGCAGTATGGGGCCGCTTATTTTATTGCTATTAAGCGTATGCGTGCCCCCGCCTGTCGCCAAGGTTGCCACTAACGTGTTTGTGTAGTCGTTGCCGATAAACTTAAAGCCAGTAACAATTAGCGTACTAGTGCCGAACGCTGCCGCACTGGTAAACGTGCAGCGCTTAACGGCTATGTTAGATTGTCCGGTACCAGCAAACGAAATGGCCGTGGGCCTGCTGTTGGTATCCTCAAAAACACACTCAACCAGTTCAAAGTTAGTTAGGCTACTGCCGTTGTAGAACACAAACCCAAGCGACCCACTAGCCCCCTGGACTTTCATATTGCGGAACCGCACATTGGCGCAAGTCCCATTGGGCCGAATTGTATAGCTACCACTTGCGTTAATGATAATGGGCAGCGTGCCCGGCTTGCCCCGTATCGTGACCATATAGGCAAACGCTTTATTGCTGAACAGAAAATAGCCGCCCGATAGGTTTTCTGTGTAGGTGCCCGAGTCTACCCAAATCGTAATTGGGCCGCTGTTGCTGGTGCTAATCGCGTTGAATGCTGAAGCAATAGTTAGTTTTGCCGCACCTTCTGACAATCCGTTATTTGCATCACTGCCAGACTTGCTAACGTAGTAATCGCCTGCCGCTGGTGCCCACGCCGCTGGCGTAACTAACGTCGGCCCTAGATACTCCCCCACGCCTTCGACAATATAAGCCTGCGCCCAATCGTACTCTGTCAGTGCCTCCCAAGCGGCCTCCGTCAAGCGTATAGGTCCACCGGCTGCGGGGCGATAATCACCCAGCAACCTGGCAGCACGCCTAGCTATTGGTCTGGCTATGGGTCTGGCTAGATTCATTACGCCGTTACCGCCTCGACAAAAATGCTGGTGCCTTCGCCTGCCTGGTCAACTCGTGCGCGTAGGCTGTACGGGCCAACCGCATCAATCACCACCTGGCCGGGTCCGCTGAACGCTGGCACGCCGGAAATAGGGTAAGGCCCAACGTCCTCGCTGCCAATTTCCAAATAGACTCTGGCCCCTTTGAACGTCCCGCCTACGTGTACTGTGCATGGCTCGGTCATTGCCTCAGTATCACCCGCTCCGTTAGCCGTTGCCCCATCCAGTAATAGTGCCATTTTTCCCGCTGCCTTTTTTGCTATTCTTTAGCTGGCCCAAACAGTGCCAAGCCAACTTCAATTGCCGCCGCTTTCATCCGGTTACGCTGGCCATCGGCTACCGCCAGCAATTCCCCAAACGTGTACCACTCTGGGGACACACTGCAAAACCCGCACAGCTCGCAGTAATCCCGCCAAAATTCCTCTACCGTGTTCCAACCTAATCCGCCGCTTCGATCGTCGCCAGCGCCACCTGCTCCATTGCCTGGCTGGTCGCCCGCGTTTTCGCCCAGAGTCCCCGAACAATCGCGGCCTGGGCAGGGGGTAAAAAATCGCTGCCCGCCTGCATTAGTGCATCCGTTGCCCGTTCTATGGCCGCACCGATTAAACCCAGCTCAAAATCATCCTGCGTTAAACCCTTAGCCTGCCACTGCGGCTTGGTTAGTTCGGCCAGCACATCGACCAGCTGCAAAACGTCTGATAGCAAATTTGCCAAACGCTCTGGCGTAAACATCTTGGCCAAATCGTGGCCGGTCGCGCTTCGCACTTTGCGAATGTTTGGCACCGTCACCTCTAACAGCCATTCCCGGCCCTGTTCGTCAGTCCACTTCGCTGGCATCGTCGCCCCCGGTTTCTTCCACTTCCCCAGCCTGATCTGCAACCGCCGCCAGCTCCGCCGCGCCGTTGTCCCAGTCGATATACTTTAGCGATCCGCGCTGGGCACTACTGGCCAGCACAAAATCCACCTTAACTAATTCCTTCAACTGCTGATCGCTTGGGAAACTCAATACGTTAAAGTACCCCCAAACGCCGCGTGAGTTAGTGTTGCCGATGCTGCCGGTTAAAGCCCTAGTAAGTACCGGCGATCGACTATGGAAAGCGTCACGTAAAAATTCTGTAACTGTATCGTCGTTCTGCCATAATAGCTGGCCGGTTATTCGCGCCTGCAATAGTCCTGGCTCGGTGATCTCAATACCACCCGCCCCACGGTGGCTGGCGTCTACTTCTAACTGCTGTAACTCTAGCTTGGCATCAATGACTGTTAGAACCTCTTGAAAATCGGGTTCCTCAAAATCATCTGCCGCGTCGATATACAACTTGCACTGCCAGCCGCGTATTGTCATGGTTTCCGGTCCCTTACTCCTACCGCCTGGAAAATGCTACGCGCTGCCGCTGGCCGCCTGTACATAGTTCGTTGGTGATCGCGTGCTAACGCATGGCCGGAATGTTAGCTCGATCTTTACCAAATCCTTTAGCGGCTGATCGATCGGAAAACCGAATACCTTGAAGTCCCCTTTGTAGCCGCGTGCGTTGGCATCGTTGCTGGCCCCGGTCAAAAACATCATGTTAATGGCCGCGCGGTTTTGAAACGCGGTTAGCAGTGCCAAGCAGTTTGCGTTATTAGCCCTCCATTGCAGCGTTGCCGTAACGGTCACTTGAAGCATACTTGGCTCTGTCAACTCGATTCCGCCCGCTTCCCTAACGCTGGCGTCGGCTTCACTTTGCGAAGCGTCAATTTTAACGTCCGACAATTCGCCCAGCTCGGTCCAGGTCGGGCTGGCCGGATTGCCTGCCCCACTGCTTGCGCTGTCGCGGTAACCTTTACTCTGCCAACCATGCACTACCGACATATTAAAACTCCCGTTTACTTAATCGCATTCTTCCACATTGCCGGTAGGCCCGGCGATATATCTTGTAAGGCCGGTACCATGGCTGGCCGCTTTTCGTAGGCCACCGATTGCCGCCGCCTGTTTTTTCCCCGTCCCACCATTCGGCCCGTTGTCTTGCCGTGTTCTAGCGCTTCTGGCGTGTCGCCCGATCCTTGCAACTTCTTGGGGCCAAATACTGCGGTATGCTTGTCGGCCTCATAGGCAAACAACAGAAACCGCTTCAACTGGCCCTGCCTGACCGATGGAGCTTCCCCCGGCCTAGCTGCTCTGTTTCGTTTCCTCATAGCCCGCCTGGCGATCGTTCGCCCTCGGGCCGCTGCTTTCGTTAATACTTGCCGCTCTGCTTTCAGATAGGCATTGGTCATCTTTGCGGGCTGCCAATCCAGCACGCGCAGTGCTAGTTGAATCTGCATCACTTCATCGAATTGATAAGCGAAATAATTTCCATAATAGTTTTGAACAGCTTTACCCAGTCGATCGACTTTAGAAACTCACCGTTAGCCGTTTCCTGCTGTTGCTGCCGTAGAAAATCAATGAGTGCCTTTTCCTTGGGTGTGAGCTTCACACAATCGCCGCCTTCGGTGCCTTCATCGCCGCCGCCGCCATTGTCGCCACCACCACCGCCGCCACCGCCCGGCACAAACCAAATAGGCATTTCGTCCATAGCCGCGTTGACGTTGGACGCAATGACGTTTTCCGTTAGCGGTCGCATCTTAGGACCTACAATGCTAAATCCGTCATCGTCGGCAGATTCCTCCTGGAACAATGCACACGTTCCAAAAACGCCTTCCTGCGTTTCCGGTCGCTGGCCCGATAGGTCGCTGATTTCCGATAGGCCCGTTGGTCTTAGGTCCGCGTCTGACACATCCCGAGACTGGGCAACCTGCCATAGCTTGCTGGTTTTCTGGCCAGCGCACCGGCCATTGATCGACCAAGTAAGCAGGGCGATCTGCTGGCCTGTGCTGTTGTAGATTGCCGATCCCGATTGGCCGCCAATAGCGTTGGGCGTTCCGGTAATCAAACCCTGGCCGTAGTTTCTAGGGTCGTTAAATTCCTTGGTAACCAATGGCCAAACACATCTTGGGCTACCAGTGGTGCCAAATGGCGGATTGTTAGGCTCCTCTTTGAGCATTGGCATATAGCGCTTACTGCTTAGCCCCTGAACGTAGGCAATGGCGAAATCCACCATACGGCTGCTGCTGTATCCGGCAAACACCAACCGGCCTACAACTCGTTTTGTTTGGCCATCGCTAACCAAGTCCACATTGACCGACTTCCCGATCTGCGTACCCCAAACGTGCGCGTTACTCAGCACATAGGCCCCGTCTGCATCGGCTCCGCAAATCGTGCCACTTCCGCAGCTGCCAGACACAATGCAACGACAATGCGGGCCGTCGGCCACCACTTGGCCGGTTAGCACCAATTCCACACCCTCTGGGGTAGATAACGCTTTAATCGTGGTCGTTGGCTGCTGCACTAGGACACACTGGCCAGCCACGCATTGATAACCGTGCAGCCCTAGCGGTACCGAATACTGATTAACTGGCGGGCAAATCGGGCAAGCCTGGCCCAGTGCTAACCCTGCCAAACAAAGCGCTACCCATAATCCCATTACGTTGGTCTTAATCATTGACTGATACCTCTAACTTCAAATAGCTCACCCACAAATTGAATTGCCGCGCCATGTCGGCCACTATCACCGGCTCCAAGCCAGCTTCGACAATTGCAACACTTCCACCGCCCGCCAGCGCTAGCGTCGTATGCACCAGCGCCCGCCCTATTTCTTCCGCCAACTCAACAACCGCGTCCCCTTCATCCAGGCCGCCCGCTTCAATCGGGGCCACAACGGCTATATGGATGTTAGGTTGTTGCTGCTGTATGCTTCTCGCTGCCGGGTCTATTGGACTATTCACCGGCAACACTATGGCACTAAGCCCGTTGGTCCTCAATTTTGTTTGCTCCAAGTTTGGGAACCATTCCGCCGTCGGGTCGGTATCCCAAACCCAATCGTCAGTCAACTTTTCTTGGATCGCTTCTAGAACCTCTTTAATTTTGCTCACAGCCGCACCGTATGCACGCGAATAGCGTTATCGTATTCGTCGCTAAATCGCCAAGCCTGCTCCCCACCGATTCCCGCCACTTGGAAAATCACACCGCTTGCGGTGATGGTGTCGCGTGGCTCAGGAAATGGCCCTAGCGCACTTTCAAAATCTTCGGTCCTAAAAATCCAATCCATCGTTTGACCGCTAACCAAAATCTGATCTTCGGCCACTTGATCCGTTACCGTTCTACAGCGTGTCGCCAGCAAGGCCGTAGGCTCGGTAGCCCCTACCCGCTGGTATAACACCGTTTCCGATAGCTTGCCGTGCCGCCGGGCGTGTAGCCAAGCGGCACCGCGTTGTAGCATGCTCAATGCGTCACCTGTTAGGTATTGGTCAAATAGGCACTAGTCACCACCCTGAACCGGCCCGCCCAAATGTTTACATTCGGGTTCTTGCTGGACGAAACGCCCGTTAGCATGGTGCCCTTATTGATTTCTTCAGCCGTAGCCGCGTTGCTGGTGCTAACCAGCATGATGGCTGGCCGTAGCGCCAATGGTTTGCCGTCGCGGTCCTTTTGATCCAGTAGCAACTGGTTGGCCGCCGTTACCGCGTCGATCGTTAGCGCCGCTGGCGACTTAACCGCCGCGCGTGGCTCCTGCTTCTTAACGCCAAAATCGAAGTAGCCACGCATTTGGATTCCCAACTGCTTGAAATCTGCGTCGGCAGTTTCGATTGTTGGCACCTGGCGTCCATTCAAAAATACCGTTTGGATCATGGCTAGCTCCATGGGGTCCACCAACAGATACCAAGCAGAACTAGAACCGCTGGCGATCAAGTTCTTATTGTTGGAATGGAAAAAATTACCCGCGTTTTCCTGAAACTCGGTCCAAAAAACATCGTTCAAGCCACGCGCCGCACCCAAGCCCAGCCGCTGCGGTGCCGATCGCAAGGCCCCCAGGTCGTCGTTAATAATGTCCTCACGTTCCAAAGCGAACATGCGCCCGTAGGTATTGGCCTTATTGGTGTAGCTCGCTTCGCCTAACATGGCATGCTTCAGCTCACCGCCTGGGGCCACACGCTGGAAAGTCGCATCGCCGGTCAAGCTATAGCTGGTGATCGTCTTAAAATCGCGTACTGGTACGATTTCCGTTACTTGCCGCCACGCTGACTCTATAGCCTCAAACGAAGCCTTCAATTGCTTGTTGGCAATGTTTGACAAAATGCCGCTAACGCTGATCGTCGAAAGCCCGCTAGCTCGCACATCGGCAAACGCGCCCCGCATCATGCCATCGATGTTATGGCGGCTAACACGCTGGCCGTTACGCTCCGCAGCAAAACACAGCAAGTCTTTGATCGTGAAACCATGGCGCAAATCTTCGTGCCGATCCATCGCGTACAAAACTTGCTCGTTGTAGGCCGCTTCGATCGACCCGCCCAGCAAGCCTAGACCTCGCACAACTGACGCCTCAACCGCTTGTTCCAGCGATTGCCCGCTCAGGTCCTCTCGGCCTCCGCTGCGGATTGCCCGGCTTGGTCGTTGGTTTCGCAACAATTGCAGCTCAAATTGCATTGGGTTAGTTCCGGCTTTGATCGCTTCATCCATAGCCGCTTCGATGGCTTCAATGTCTCCGCCTTGTTTAATCATGCGCACCGCTGTTGCTTCGATCGCATCGCGCCTGGCCCGCTCGGCCTTGATTGCCAATAAACTGCTGGCCGGTTGTGGGTCGTCGCCGTCGCTGTCGCCATCGCCTGGATCGGTCGCCGCAATTCCGACAAACGTGTCAGCGTCGGCACCAATGGTAACGATGCTCGTTTCAATCAACCGGCTCTTGCGCGCAATGTAGGCCGGGCCGTCCACGGTCACACCATTAACAACAGCCTTAACGCCTGCCTTGATCCGTTCGACCAAGCTAGGCCGCACACCAACGCTAGCCTGCCAAGCGAACCCGTCGGCAGCCAGTTCTTCGACTTGTTGTCGATCTGCACTGGCACCCACCAAGCGGCCTTCGGCTTGTACTGTTTGGCCCACTCGCTGCGGTGTAGCCGATGCAACGATACGGCTTTTGTCATGCTCGCGTAGGATCGGCATGGGTCGGTTAAGCCCAGTCAGACCATCCAGGTCAACGTAGATCGGGGCATCATAGCCGCCAACAATTAACGGGCCGCCGTTGTAGGCCACCAAATTGATTTTGGTTTCCCGCTTGCCTTCGGTGCTTTCACCGGCAGCCGTAATCGTAGCTTCGCCATGGCAGTGAATCACCGCAGCCGCACCCGCCGCACCCTTGGCCAAAATCATTGGGTAATTGCTATTCAACTTCTTCAAGCTCTTCATCATTTGATCCCTCTTCCACCCGCTGCCGAGTGTCTCCTATTGGTTGTTGTGGTGCGATCTGCACCAAGCCCGCTTCCCGCAGCTCGGCCAGTTCCCGCGCCCGCTGCCTGATAACTTCCCGATAATCCAAGCCCATACGGGCACACTCATCGGCCAGCGTGGTCGTATTGTTTGCCAAATCCGCCGCCGCCCCGTCCGCTTCTTTCTTCCGGTCAACATGGCCCAACTGCTGCCACAGCCAGCGTGGACGAACCGCCATGCCCGCTTCCACGCTCGCTGGCAAGTAGCCGGTAATCCTTACGGCTTCCGCAAACCATGCACCCCAAATTTTGCGCAGTATCTGCAAATCACACTGGTAACGCTCAACGTCTATCGCCCGGTCTGTTGTTTGCTTGTCCAGCCTGCCGCTGCTGTAGTTGTAGTTACTGGCGTCTAGCAGCGTTACCATCTTGGGTAGTTGCAGCGTCCGGCCTATCTCGCATAAGATTTCCCGCTTAAACATTTCGTAAGTGGTCGTTGGATGCTCGGCTTTCATCTGGGCTAAATCGTAGCCCTCGGGCAGCGTGGTCATAGTGCCGCGCTCAATGGGTATTTGCTCCCAACTGGCTGGCAAATCTTCGTCGTCGCTTGGCAGTGTAGACTTTAGCAGCGCCGCAATGTCGGCTGCTGTTTCTGCTGCTGTTAGTGTTGCAAGAGTAAACCGCCGCAACTGGGCAAATAGCGGTAGGGCTGGTGTAATTTCTGGAATACCGCGCACCTGGCCGGGCCGATCGCATCGGAACCAATGCAACATTTGGCTAGCCGGAATCTTGATCGGCTCTTGGCTGATTGCCAAATCGCCTGGGTGATCCATCAGCACTTTGAAAATTAGCGGATTGCCAAAATCATCCAGCTCTAGGCCGTCCACCTTGCGCGGGTCTAGCCATTCGGTGCCCATTAGGCCATCGGTCACCTGTTCGGCTTCCACCAACTGCAAATCTAACTGAACCGCACCTTGTAAACGCGGATTCGTCCGCATAATCGCAAACGCTTCGCCGTCTTGGGCCTTGCTGACTCGCATGGTCCACAACTTGCCCCAAAGATTGATTTCGTCGGCCCAATCGGTAAACAACCGGGCAACCTCTGACAAATCTTCGTAACTGCTCGACTGGTCGGCCTGCTGGCTGGCCTGCTGTACTACCAGCGTCGGCCCGTAACCGATCGTGATGTCCGCCAGCGTGTTGACGATTCCCCGCGCGTAGCAATTATTAGCCACTTCATACCGTGCGTGCCGGCGCAGCCGGTCCCGCACATCGGGGCTATTGGCCTGGCGTGCCGATAGGTTATCCGCATTGGCCCAGTGCCGTCTGTTGTCGTCGTCGATCGTGGCCGCGTCGTAGCGTGCCCGCACCGATGGCAGCAACCTGGCTTGCAGCTTTGCCGCTGGCTTGGTCGCTTCAAGAGTCCAATCGGATAGCAGAACAGTACCCATAGCTAGCCGTTGCCTCCGATCGTGCCCGGTGGCACCAACTTGGCAAACCTTAGCCCGCTGTGCTTTTTAGACGCCGCTGCTTTAGCGGCTAGATACTTTTCTGCCTGGATCAAATCCGGTAGCGAATGCTGCTGTACGCTCACACCGTCAGCCGTAGCCTGTTTAGGCTCATTGATCGCATCAGCAACCGCTGTTTCGTCCATGCACCGCCCCAGTGGTAAGATTGCAGCGGGGGGCTGGTTCTACCCCCCGCTGCCGTCGCGTTCCAGGTCCGTTTACCTTAGAGAGTGCATTCTGTCGCGATCCGGCAGCCGTCGCAATAATGCCGCGCGTAGTGGGATTCCATAGATGGAAGCTATCAAAAATTTTTAGTCATAACCGCTGACGTTACGCTACACTTCGCGGTAAACGCCGCCGCGTTGTACGATTCCGTTGTCACAAAGAATAACAGTAGCCCCAATCTTTTTGTCTATAACGATCATGCCTCCCAACGTCTTCCCATCGCGTAGCACCTCAACGCGCCTACCGTAGAAACAATACTGGCCCCACCCAGAGTAATACCAACCGACTGCCAGCAACAAAACTTTTTTAATCCAATGCCGCATTGCCTTACCCTGTAATTCTCTCCGTCGTTTCGATCCTTTTCCCGCAGTGCCTGCACTTCCTTACCCGCGTAATCACTCGGCCAGCCTTGGGCCTGGTGTACCAAACCGGCAAATGCTCACAACCACAGTCTGGGCAGCGCAGCCGGCGCGGTTGTTCGGCTTGCTCGCTGGCCTGTTCTACATGCTCGCTATCCATTGCGCCGCCGATCTGCCTGGATTT